AAGAAGTACAAACCATTAGCGCTAAAGCCTTTATCTCAGAGGCGCAGCATCCACTCGCCGTTTACCGTTCGTTCGGTGAATACTCCAAAGCAGTGCTCGCCGGTGAAGTAGAGTCCCGCGCACTCGCGGACCAGATCACCACAAACAACCCCGGCGTACTCCCGCCTAACTGGATGTTGGATGTTAAAAACATTGTCGATCTTGGGCGACCAGGTATCACCGCGTTCGGTGTGGAATCCGCCGGAACAAGTGGTATGGAGTTCGCTTGGCCCTACTTTGACGGGACCCTAGCACTCATTGTTGAGGAACAGACCACAGAAAAGACGGAAGTTAATTCCGTTCGGATCGACATCAAAAAGGGCACGGCAAGCCTCAAGACGTTCGCAGCCGGTTCGGATATTTCCTACCAGTTGCTCCAGCGATCAAGCCCGTCCTATCTCGACGCACACAATCGGATCATGGTCGCGTCCTACGCGCTCATCACAGACAACGCATTCGTCGACGCAATGCTCGTCGCAAGCACACCACAAAACTACAACTTCGCAGGCGACACGACAGGCGCAGAATTCCGCGCAGGAGTGTTCCAGGCATCGGTCACCGTGGAAACGGCAACCGGTCGCGGGGCAGAGTTCGTCCTCGTAGCGTCAAACGTGTTTGCAGAAATCGGCGGATGGTCCACCTTCTTCCCATCGGCCTACCCCGTCTCCAACGTGTCAGGTGTTGCAACCGCTGGCACTCTCGGAGTAAACGTCTCCGGCCTACCCGTGATTCACGACCGCAACCTTGCTGCCGGTGCGATCCTCGTCTCGAACACAGCGACCGCCTCCTGGATCGAGGACGGTCCAGCCCTCGCCACAGCGGAGAACGTAGCCAACCTTGGCCGCGACATCGCAATCTACGGTTACGGTGTGAGCGCCGCCTACACGGCCGCCGGAATCGTGTCCCTAGAAGTTGTGTCCTAAGAAACTAACAACCCCCGGAAGGTAGTGAAGGTTCCGATATGGCATTGGTAACCGGTCAGGAACTGGCCGATAATCTGGATATCGAGTACGAGACTCCGGACAGTCTCGTGCTCGACTTGCATGCCAACTCGGCATGTATTTTGATCGGTTACCTAGTCACGCTTGTATCGTTCGCAGCGGAACCGGCACCCCTAAAAATTGCGGCAATGACCATCGCGGTCGAGACATACCAGGCGGCCTACGCGGCAGGGGGCGAATCTATTAGCGTGGACTTCACCCCTAGCCCACGAATTAACTCGGCGCTTATGGCCCGAGTCACTGTCCTACTGGCACCTTATAAACAGATGACGACGATGGTCGGGTAATGGCACTCACCACGGAAGCACGGGAGTTAATCGTCACGAGCTTGACCGGGCTCGGGTACAAAATTTATGACACGGTGCCTACGGTCCCGGTGACCCCGTCGGTCGTTATTGTCCCCGACTCTCCGTGGGTGCAACCGACCCGGATCGGCTCAACCCTCAACTATGCGGTGCGGTGGAGGCTACTACTTAACGTTAACGTGAGGGTTAACGCGGTGGCAATCTCAACAACTGAGGACGCCTTGGACGTGCTACTGGCCGCGCTACCCGCATCGGTGAACGTAGCGAGTGTGAACGCGCCGCAGCTCCTCAGCCTTGGATCGCAAGGGACCGTCATGTCAACCGAAATCGAAGTTCAAATACAAATGAAAGAAGGATAACTAATGCCCGCTATTGGAGTAACTGGAGCCGTGTTCACCGTGTCAATCGGTGGGACACAATACGAGGACCAAGTGACCTCGGGAACGATCAACACGACACCGACAATCGTCCGGACTAAAACCCTGTCCGGGGTCGCGTTCGACCAGACCGACCTCAACTCGACCATGAGTCTCGACTTTCTATTCGATGAAGTAACCGGGATGTATGGCGCACTGCAAACCGCTATCGCCGCCGCCGCATCCGTCGCGGTCGTGGTCGAATCCGCGTCGGGAACGTGGACAGGTGCCGCGATGTTCATCGAATCGGCCGACCTCACCTACCCGGCCGATGGTGTCGTAACCGTATCGACATCATTCACCGGTTCGGTTACATTCGCCGCAACGGCATAAGGCTAAGGGGAACCCATTGTATCCAAGACTGAAAATCGAGTCCGATAATCACGAAACAAAAGAAGTCGAAACCCTGCCCGTAGACTTCATGATGTATGAAGAACTAAACGGGAACCGGCCTACAAGCGAACAAGCGATGCGGTTAACAATCGCCTACTTCTATCTCGAGGACAAAGAACCAGGTGATCTTAAAACCGTGAAATCGTGGGCCCGCAAAAACCGGGTAAAAGTTGATATTCTCAAGGACGACTCGGAACCTTTTTAGAGGGTAGCCACGGCAGGCTACTAATACGCTTAGCGGTTCGCACGGGCTGGACGATGGAAGACGTTAAGAAACTGACCGGCCGAGAGGTCGTCACGATCATGGAGGAGTTAGCGTAATGGCTAAGCAATTTGATGCCTACATCGAAGGTCTAAACCCGCTACTACGCGACCTCCGCAAACTCGGAAAAGAAGCCGCCAAAGAGTTACGGCAAGCCTCACGGACAATAGCCGATAGGCACATGGTGCCAGCGTTCCAAAACGCGGCCCTGAACGTCGGTGGTCAATGGGGCGACATTCTGGCATCAGATATTCGATCCGGGCTCGACCGTCTCCCAAAAGTCTCCATCGGTAAACAAAAGAAAGTTACGTCCGGTGGTGCATCCTCGAACATGTTGCGATACCCAACCGACACGGGCAACGCCCGCAACTCGAACGCACCATTCGAGAAAACCAACTGGATAGCAAAAGCACGAAGTTACCAAAAACCCGCCTTACAAGAATGGGGCGAAGCCGTGGACCGTGTTGTCCGTAAATGGCCGGTGATGTAATGGCAGTCGGAAAAACCTTAACGGTTTACTTAGCGGCGGATCTAAAAAAGTTCAACGCCGGAATGACGCAAGCCCAAGGCGGTCTAAAAGGTTTAGCGGGATCCCTGAAAAATATGCTCGGCCCGGCCCTTATTGGTGCCGGTCTCGCGGCCGGTGCGCTCGCCGTGAAGCTAGCATCCGACGGAGTTAAAGCCGCGCTCGAAGATGAAGAGGCCGTCCGTAGACTTTCCACCACTCTGGACAACCTTGGCCTAGCGCACGACCAGCCAGAAATAGAAAAGTTTATTTACGGTCTGGAACGATCCCTCGGCGTGGCAGATACCGAACTACGACCCGCCTACGACCGCCTGGTCAGGGCACTCGGTGACACTGGTAAAGCACAAGACGCCTTAAGCCTCGCCCTTGATGTTTCTGCCGGTTCCGGTAAAAGCCTCGAAGCCGTGACGGACGCGATGGGTAAAGCGTACGAAGGAAACATCGCGGGCCTGTCTCGGCTTGGTGCCGGTATCGACGCCGCAACAATCAAAACCGGCGACATGCAAGTCATTACTCAAGTGCTATCGGACACGTTTAGTGGGCAGGCCACAGCATCCGCCGACACGCTACAGGGCCGCATGAGAGTACTTAAAACAGCGACGGACAACCTAGCGGAATCATTCGGCAAAGGCTTACTCACCGGGCTAACTGACGCCACTGAGGGAACTAGCGACATGGTTAAATCCATGGAGAAACTAGAACCTGCACTCGAAGACTTAGGAGAAACCGTTGCCGATGTCATCGCCTCGCTCGCGATGCTCTACGACGGCTTCATATTTCTAAGGGACATTGAAAAGAAAGTCAAGACGGAGACCGGTTTACTCGGTGACGCCTTCAGTTTCGTTAGTGACACGATAAACCCGTTTAGTCGCATAATGAACGCCCTAGGTCAAGCGACAGAGGAAACGGGCGACGCCGCTCTAATAAGCGCCGACAAATTACTTGTTTTTGCTAACGCCGCCAAAAAAACCGCCGACGGACTCCCCTACTTCCTCGGCGGGTTAAGGGATCTAGCAGACGCAACCACGAATGCAAAAGTGCAGACCGATCTCCTTACAAAAGGGCAAGCCGCGGCAGGGGCCAGATACACGACACAAATACCAGTCGTCGAAGAAACAAGCAAGGTACTTAATAATTATGGAGGTTCAGCCGCTGTGGCCGCGGTGGAAGTAGAAAAACTAACGAAGTTTCAGAAGTTCCTAGAAAAAAGCACCGAAGACGTAGGCAAGGCAATCGCCTCCACTGAGACACTACTCAGCACCCAAATACAAAGTTTTAAGGACGCTAAAAACGCCGTAGCCGACTACGCCCTAACAATGCAGGGGAATCTACTATCCGGTATTGACCTGGGCTCAGCCTTTACCGATCAATTCGATGAAGAAGGCAACAAAACCGGGGTAGCCCTGGTGGATGCTTTTAACGCTCAAATAGCGGAGGCCGAATGGTTTGGCAACGTCCTTGAAGGGTTACAAAACTCGCAGGTTGATCAGCGACTCATTGACTACATGGCGGGATTGGGCCCGGAAGTTGGCGGGGCACTCGGTCAAGAGATGTTAGGCGATAAAGGCTTAATGGGCACAATTAACGAAAAGTTTATAAACATTCAAGAAAAAACTAAAGAGCTTGCCCTCGGTTTAGTGCCTGACTTTATGAACGCCGGGGTAGAGCAGGCCGCCGCGATGGTTGTCGGGCTTGCCAACCAACTCGATTACGAGCGCGACACCCTAAAAAAATTGGGTAAAGCAATGGCTAAACCAGTCGGGGCAGCGTTCAAAACACAACTAGCGAGTGACGTAGCCGCAGCGGTTCGCAACGTGGAGGCGGCAGCGACAGCGGCCCGGGCCGAGAAAGTAGCCGACGCGACAGCCGCCCAACAACTAATAACCGATCAACAAGTAGCGCGGGCTATCGCCAACGTTATCCGCAACTCCGATGCCCGTAGTGGCGCGGTCGTCACCCCGGTGCTGTCATGACACTAGAAATAACTCTCGCCGGGTCGGTGATCGACCTGGACTTATTCGAGTTTAACGTCACGGTAGCCCACGGTCGCTCAGATGTGACCTCGAGCCCGACCGCCTCGAATACCCAAATAGTGCTACGTGGTGACACTGGCCCACTACTCGAACTCGCCGACACGGTGGCAATATCTTTTGACGGTGTCGATAGGTTCACCGGGGCGATTAGTGACCTTAACGTGTCATTCATTAGTACCGGCACACCGACGGCAATCACGACGATTACGGCGATGGGGAACCTAGCCAAACTCGGTTATACGGATGTCGGTGCCTCGGGCTACATTGAGCAAAGCGCCCGGCAACGGGTCACCGACATTCTCGACGCCACTGGCCTCGACTATCTGAACGCGGGCGACCCCGATATCAAGCTTTACGCGATCCTCGAAGCCGACGCGCAACCCTCTACCGCCTTTGATGCTCTCGGTCGTATTGCTCAAGGAACCGGGGCTACCTATTACGACGATCCGACAGGCCGAATCATATTCGAGGACTACGGCAACCGGGGATCGACAACATTTGCCGGGATATGGGCCAACCAGGTCGGCACCTGGTCGGAGGCCGAAGGCACATGGGCCGACTATCCGCTATTCCCAACGAGCTTCAACCTCGAAGCGCCAGGGGTTATCTTTGCCCCAACGTGGTCTAAAACTTTAACGCCTCTCATTAACGACGTCACGGTCACATACGGGCCAGATGAGTCAGTGACGCAAACGGATAGCGCCTCGATCACTCAATACGGTCGGCGTGAGTACCGGCTCGACACGGACATTAAAACCCTAGGCGACGCGACGACACGGGCCGCGGGAATCATGACCGCGCAAGCGAACGGGCTGTGGAACCTCGGCCAAATATCGGTGCTCGTTGATCAACTTGACGAAACCGACACGACCGCACTACTTGAGCTCGTATCCGGTGACCTAGTAACTGTCAGAGGATTACCGGCCTCGGGCCCGTATCCTGACTTTAACGGGATCGTGGAGGGCTGGACGGACTCGTATAACAATGGGCAGCACATTATGACACTGTCCATATCAGACCCTAGATTCTCTTTGCAGGTCCTACAATGGGGTCAAGTTGCACCGGCGTTTACATGGTCAGAAGTCGGCCCGGGCGCCCAATGGTTTGAAATAGTTACCCAATCCGATTTAGTGAGGTTATAACATGGCAGTCACACCCGTAGGGAATCCATATGTGGAATCCTCCGACCTCGTCGCGAACTATCCCGGTGCCTCTGAGGCGCTAGCGGAGCGTATCGACATCGTGGGCGTTAACCCGTTTGCGAACGCGGCAGCGCGTGACGCCGCAATACCTAGCCCGGTTCAGGGCCAAATGTGTAGCCTTAACGACGACAATAAGGGGTACCGGTACGACGGTAGTGCATGGGTGCTTTTTAGCGGGGCCGGTGACGCGAACTTCACTAACGTGGCCACCGGCACATACACAGACGGCGACTCTGTCGACTGGAAATACAAAACTTTTACGGGGGCAGGTTCGCTAGTGATTGACGTCGCTGGTGAGTGCCTTTTACTTGTGTTGGGTGGTGGTGGTGGCGGCGATTTTGGGAGTCATGGCGGTCTTGGTGGATACACTTCGCGGGGCACATACAAAATCACAGCCGCTACCCACACGGTGACGGTTGGTGGTGGCGGCCCGGCAGGGGTAAGCGCGGCTCTCTCTCGTGGGTCTGATTCTTCCGTGGGTTCGTCTTTCCTCGGGTACGGCGGCGGCGTGGGTAGTAACACGTTGGGCGAGAGTGCTTTCAACGACGACATCACGGGGACATCTGTAAGTTACGCCGGGGCGAATACTGTCCCGATAATTAACCGGGGCCAAGGCGGGCGGAGCAACCCGCAACTGGCCGGATCGTCGGGGATAGTAATTATAGCAGTCAAAGTTTAAGGAGAATCGAGATGTCTTACTTCGCACAAGTCGACCAAAACGAAGTCGTTAGAGTGATCGTCGTCGACGACGCAGACAGCGGCGGCGGCACTTTTCCTGAGTCTGAACCAGTCGGGCAAGCCTTCATCGCTTCGCTCGGTATTGATGGGGAATGGTTGCAAACCTCGTACAACGGCAACTTCAGGGGCCAGTACGCAGGCCAAGGCATGACCTACGACCCGACACTCGACGAGTTCGTTAGCCCACAATCAGAGGAGCCCCTAAGTGAGTGAAATAGATCAAGAATTACATGTGGACACGGTCGAAGTCGAACCGGTCAAGAAGAAGCCAACGTCATCGAAGCACCCCAAAGTGCAAGACGAAACCGAACGCGCCCGGGCTATTGTCCGAGCCAAACTCAAAGGTTAGAACCGTGGACTTTGGCGACATTGTCGGCCTAATAGCGACATCATTAGCAGCCCTAGCGATCATGGGAACTGGCCTAGTGTGGCTCATCCGCAACGTCGTCCGGGATGAGATTAAAAAAGCGACCCTCACAATACAACCCGGTTTCCGTAACGGTGGCGAATCACTGGCCGACGTTGCAGCGAAAGTCGACCGGATCTCCGAGAAACTAGGACTCTCATGAAGCATTGGCTCGCCTCCACATGGGAAGGCTCCATCGTCAAAATAGCGGGCGGCGCCGCACTAGGCGCCCTCTTGTCGTGGCTAGCAACCGCCGACGTGCACCCTCTGATCGTCGCCATATCGGCGGCAGTAATCCCCGTCATTATTAACGCTTTGAACGGTGACGACCCGAGATATGGGAGGCTAGATAATGGCTCGACTATGTAAAGGCGGCGTCACGTTACGCGACCAGGTGAACCGCCGCTGGCCTAAACGTGACAAAGCCTCCGACGGATGGATCGGGGACCGGGCCCACTCTGAAAGAATATCGGACCACAATCCGAATAAAGCCGGTGTAGTCCATGCGATAGACATTGACGAGGGCCTAGGGACGTACGCGAATGGGCGCACCGCCCGGCTCTTGGCTAACCAGATCCTTGATTACGCGGCCAGCGGGCTCCCCGGTGCCTCTAGACTGAAATACGTTGTGTACGAGAACCGGATTGCCTCCGGTACGTACCGTAAAACGTGGTGGACATGGCGGCACGGTAATTGGGGACATGAAGCCCATATACACGTAAGTTTCACAAGCGCCGCTGACCGTGACGGCACCGTATTCCCTCTTCCAATCCTTGCTAGGTCCCCCATTGTTAAAGCTCGATGGACACGCGACCTAGCAAAAGCACGTAAAACCAGCATTTAGCGGTTATGCTCGACGCCTATCGAAGGGGAACAAATGTCAGATTACATTCGACCAGGGGAAGCCGCCGAGATGCTAGGCGTATCACGGGATGCGATTAGGCGCTATTCGGACGCGGGACGTATTGACGCTATCGTCACACCTGGCGGCCACCGTCGGATTGATCGGGAATCTGTAGACGCCTACATCGTTCGGCGCACACGAATATCTAGCACGGTGACGATCCTCGAGCACAAATGATCACCGAGGTGCTGATCTGCGCGGCCCTACTGACGGCCCCGGCATGTGCAGCGAACTCGATCGACGCGAAAGATTGGAAGGGTCACGAACCTAGCCTCTACACCGGCCAGCATTACCAAAGCAAATGGGCATCAGTTCGCAAGTGCATTATGCACAGGGAATCCCGATATAACTATAGGGCTCGAGGCACCATATCGACCGCATCCGGCGCGTACCAATTCCTTGATAGTCAATGGCGGATCAGTCTCACGTACATGATGATTCGCGAGAGTCGATCGACCGCCGACGGCCTAATCTCAGAGATTAAGGCACTAAGGGATTACCCGATACAGGAATGGAACCGCTACTGGCAAGACCGCGCCTTTTACACGGCATGGGATAACGGAAGGGGCGCGGATCATTGGAACCTGACACGCCACGGGTGCTAAACGCTTCCTACTACCTATTCGAGCTCGATCACCTCGACGCGCCTGGACAAGTGTTTATCGTGATTCGTGACGGTAAACCGACCCTGGCATATAGGCGATTCACACGCGACCGCTGGTCGCCCGAGATTATGCCCAACACGCCGGAATGACCAAAGACCTTGACACGGCATCTACGCCTGACCAAACTAGGGCCACAGACATTCCAGCGGAGGGGAAGCCGCGTACCCGTCACAAATGAGTTGGCGGGATGTCTCCGGCGGAGCTTGTTTCTAGTGGCAGGCTCCGCCAACACACTAGCCACTAGCAAAAAAGGGGAACAAATGAACGAAGCACTATTCGACTCCATTGGAGACATACAGTTAGACCGCCCGGGCCACAATTGCACCGGCCAAATGTGCACATACTGCGAACGACTTGACCGTGAAGACGTCCAGGTGCTCGCAGAAATAGACAAAAATTGGCGCATAAAAGCCACCATCTACCGTAAATCCTTAGCAATCGGTGGCCTCTTCTGCGCCGATACGCTCATAGATTCGATCGGTCTACCCGACGGTCACCCAAACCAAATAGGTGCACTATTTCGCTCATGGGCGTCAATGGGCGTCATTACCTCGATGGGTAACTACGTCGTAAGCACACGGGAATCCAATAATGGGCGCTCGATTCGCATGTGGAAGCGCACAGCGTGAACCCGGCAGTGGTAGGGCTCGCTTGCCTACTCGCTGGCCTAGTCATCGGTCTAACGTGGGGCTATGTAGGTGGTCGTGGTGAGTGACTACATTGACGCATACCTCGATGCCTTGCATGTTGTACTGACAGAAATAGCGGTAGAGAAGCCCGACAGTGTTGACGCCGTCTGTCATCTCATCTGGCACATGATCGACGATACGGACAGCGAATGACATACAACCTAGACGGATATGTAGACGTACCGACCCGAATCAAACTATTTATGGCCCGACATCCTGAGGGCTCACTACAAATGGACCCGCCTCAATTCGTCGAGGTTGAGGGGAAACAATGGGTAATCGGTCGGGCCTACGCATACCGAACACCTGAGGACCCACGACCTGGTGTTGGGATCGCGTGGGAAATAGTGCCGGGTACAACGAATTTCACTCGCGGGTCAGAGTTACAAAATCTACAGACCTCTTGCTGGGGCAGGGCGATCGGGGCCCTTGGCATTGGCATAGACACCTCGATAGCCACCTTAGACGAGATACAGCACGCTAAAGAGCGAGGCAAGGTCATGCGAACTACTGAGGCGCTACCGGATGACCCATGGATCACAGAAGCGCCGGCACAACAATACGACGGTGCAGTACCCGGCAAGGGCTCAAGTATGTACCCGTTGACAGGCCCGCAACTTAAAGCGATCCACGCCATCCTGGCTAAACGTGACATACGTGACGACCTGGACAAACTCGCCAACGTCAACGCCTGGCTAACCGGGCTCAACAAAACAGCCGTAACCAGCATTACGGAAATGAACAAGACAGATGCCTCGGGTTACATCGATCACCTGCAAAAAGGTGTGCCTTGATGACTGTCGAAGCGTGTCATGCCCATGCGCTCGGATCTCGAATGGGTAGACGATTAATCAGTATGCCGGAGGAAATAGCACTGGTTTCGTGTAGGACAGGGCAACACGCCCGACCACGTAGGTAGGGTGAGTATTCACTAAAACCAAACCACCACAGAGGCGCGGTCTTGAGCATCAAGATCGAG